CGAGCTGTGGATAACTTGGTCTGACTGGTTATGTCCAAGGTTTAAACGCGAGGCCAACGCGCCGTCCCCGTTTCTATTGTTTAAACGGCGGGAGACTTTAAAACTGGAGCGCCGCCGATGAGGTGCAGTCGGCCTAGTGTCCATTCCCGTTCACCCTTACTCCCGCCACGCTCACCGACCCTTCGGCGTTTAAACGCCTCGCCGAACCGACCCACCGATGCTTAAAAAGCTGCCGCACCCCCCCTATGTCCCCACTTAAATATCTCGACTAAAGTTAAGCTCCGTAGATCGTACTTTTCTGCCGTATTTAGTGAGTTCAGTCACAAATAAAAGATTTTTTAGAAAAAAACGGGAAATGAGTTATTTTTCCCGCCTAATACTATATAGAGACTGTAGACAGGCTGTGATGAGTCTACCAAGGGCTACGCTCCGCTTCGCCCCCGAAAGGGGGCTACAGTCTTACCCCTCGCTGCGCTGTGGCTTGCTCGGGCGCTTCTGTTGGTGCCTAGCACCATTTTTAGTCGGGTGTAATGTATTCATCGCCTGCTATGAATCTAGGAGCCTGCCATAACTGAATCATCTGCCGATATCGCCAAGCGACTCATAATTGAGTGCGTGGCTCAGGGAATGACAGTAGAGCAGGCCTGTAAGTCTGCTGGTAAATCTCTCAAGACCTATGAGTACTACCGCCGTTCTGATCCCGTGTTCAAGGACAGAATGGACAGAACACGCCTAGGATTACGCGGTCAGTCCTTTATTGAGGAACAGACTAAGGATTTAGATTTTCCGACATTCCGCCAGAAGTACCTTAACTCGCAGACTTTCGGTCATCAGCAGAACCTGATAGACGTTATCGAAGGCAGAGACCCCAGTTGGCTTCATCCGTCGATGAAGTACGAAAAGGGTCTGGCAGATAACCGCATCCTTATCAACATCCCGCCCAACCACGCCAAGTCCATTACAGTTACTGTGGACTATGTAACCTGGAAGATTGTCAATAACCCTAACTTCCGCGTCCTGATAGTTTCCCAGACTCAGCGCCTAGCGGCTGACTTTCTTTACGCTATTAAGCAACGTTTGACACATCCGATGTATGAGAAGTTACAGCAGGCCTATGCTGCTGGAGTAGGCTTTAAATCCAAGACGGCTTCTTGGCAACAGACTCGCGTCACTTTTGGTGATGAACTCCGTGAGTCCAGCGAAAAAGACCCGAACATTGAAGCTGTAGGTATCGGTGGTCAGATTTACGGCAAACGTGCCGATATGATTTTGATAGATGACGCAGTTACTTTGAGCAACGCAAATGACTTTGAACGACAGATTAAGTGGCTTACCCAAGATGTACGCTCCCGTCTCAACCCGACAGGTAAGTTGATTGTCATCGGTACCCGTGTGGCAGCCGTTGACCTATATAAAGAATTACGGAATCCAGACCGCTACCCAGGCGGTTTAGTCCCTTGGACATATCTGGCTATGCCAGCTTTACTAGAACCCAATGAGGACCCCGACAAATGGGTAACGCTCTGGCCCTATTCGGATGCGCCTTTCGATGGACAGGAAGAATCTGATAAGAACGAGGAAGGTTTATATCCTCGCTGGAATGGCAAGCATCTTTACGCAGAACGCCAAGCAATGGATGCCTCTACGTGGGCTTTGATTTATCAACAGCAAGATATATCTGATGATGCAATCTTTGATCCAATCTGCGTGAAAGGCTCTATCGATGGAATGCGAAAAGCAGGTCGATTGGTGCCTGGCAGTCCAGGTCATCCCAAAGACCTCAACGGTTTCAGTTTTGTTTGTGGACTTGACCCAGCAATGGTCGGAGACACAGCGGCGGTATGTTATGCAGTTGATCGCCACTCTCATAAGCGCTACATTGTTGACGCTATCAAGATTACGCGTCCTACGCCTGCACAAATCAGACAACTCATTACCGATTGGACTAACGTATATGCACCATCGGAATGGGTCGTGGAGCGCAATGCCTTTCAATCTTTTCTCACGCAAGATGAGGGAATTAGGCAGTTCCTCGCTTCCAAAGGAACTATCCTAAGAGAGCACCACACTGGTAACAACAAGTGGGATGCAGGCTTTGGTGTGGCTTCTATGTCCACACTCTTTGGTACCAAGCAGGCTGATGGAAAGCATCATCGAGATAATTTGATTCATCTTCCATCTGACCAGACAGAAAATATCAAGAGCCTCATTGAGCAACTTATTACGTGGTCACCTACCACTAAGGGCAAGACCGATATGGTAATGGCTCTCTGGTTCTGTGAAATCAAAGTACGTGAATGGCTCAACCAAGGTATTCACACAACGCACCATATGAAGAATCCATTCTTGTCCCGCTACGAGCGTGGCAAGAGAACAGTTATCAACATTGATAATTTGTTGGCAGAACAAGAACGACAGTTCATCTAGGAGAACCTAAGTGTTATCAACCAAGGATGTGATTTCTAAAGTAGCGCGTCTACAGACCCGCTATGCTGCTAGAGATCAGCGTATGCGTGACGTGCTATCGGTACGTCAAGGAGACATTAGCAAGGTTTATCCTGCGATGTTCTCTGAGGAATACCCTAAGCCTCTGGTTGCTAACTTCGTAGATGTGGCAGCTCGTGACCTTGCTGAGGTTATGGCACCGCTTCCTTCGTTCAACTGCGCTGCTACCAATATGGTTTCAGATAATGCACGTAAGGCTGCAGATACTAGAACCCGCATTGCGAACTATTACGTCTCAGGTTCTGAACTACAGATTCAAATGTATAACGGTGCTGACTGGTTCAACACCTACGGAATGCTCCCAGGAATGGTTGAGATGGATTATGAGAATAACAATCCTCGTATCCGTTTGCTCAATCCATTTGGAGTTTACCCAGAGATTGACAGATTTGGTCGTTGTATCTCACTAACTCAGATTACAATTACTGATGCTGAGACTTTATCAGCGCAATACCCAGAGTTTGCTTCACAGATTATGCCACGTATGCCATTGGCATCTGGCGCACAAGCAGTCACGATGGTTCGTTACCACGACAAAGACCAAGATCTCATCTTCATTCCAGAACGCAACAACCTCGTTCTATCCAACATTCCTAACCCTGTTGGCAAATGCTTGGCTCGCGTTGCTGTTCGTTCATCGTTGGACGGTGAAGCACGTGGTCAGTTTGATGATATTCTCGCTGTGCAACTTGCTCGAGCTCGCTTTGCCGTTCTACAAATTCAAGCAGCAGAGAAGTCTATTCAAGCACCGATTGCTATTCCGCAGGATGTCCAAGAACTTGCTCTTGGCCCTGACTCTATTATGCGCTCTGCTAATCCGCAGGCCATTCGTCGTGTACCGCTAGAACTACCACCTGGAGTCTTTACAGAGTCTGGTGTACTAGAGCGTGAACTTCGTCTTGGTGCTCGTTACCCAGAAGTGCGTAGCGGTAATGTTGATGCTTCGGTTATCACAGGTCGTGGAGTTCAAGCGCTACAAGCAGGCTTTGATACTCAGGTTCGTGCAGCACAAGCACAGTTCGCTCGTCTATTTACTGAACTTGTTGCTATCTGCTTTGAAGTAGACGAAAAGATTTTCGGATCTATGACCAAGGAAATCAAGGGCGTAGACGACGGAACACCGTTCAATATGAAGTACATCCCAAGCAAGGCTATTGCTGGTGAGTATGGAGTAGATGTTCGTTACGGCATTATGTCTGGTATGAATCCAAACAATGCCATCATTGCTTTGCTACAGATGCGTAGCGATAAACTTGTAAGCCGCGACTATGTACGCCGCGAGATACCGATGGAACTTAATGTCACTCAAGAAGAACAGCGTGTGGATATTGAAGAGATGCGTGATTCTCTTCGCGTTGCTGTTGCTCAGTACGCCCAGGCTATTCCTACGCTTGCAGCACAAGGTCAAGATCCTTCTCAAATCGTTTCCAGAATCGCCGAAGTAATCAAAGGTCGTCAAAAAGGTTTACAACTAGAGACAATAGTGGAGAAGGTGTTTACACCAGAACAACCTCCACAACCAGAAATGCCAATGGGCGAACAAGTTCCAGCAGCAGGTATGGCCCCCGTTCCTGCCTCGCAGCCAACTCCAGAACAAATGGGTGCGGCCCCTGCTGCTGGCGCTCGTCCAGATATAGCAA